CGACTGCTCGACCATCCGGATCGAGCACTCGGTCTCGATCCCTTCCCGCGCCGAAGGGATAAGGCCGGTGAGCATCGCGTCGAATCCGTCCTCGCCAGCATCGATGGCGAGAAATTCCTTCGCCTCTTCGAGCGTCACCGGCTCCGCTTCCGGGCCAGTGATGAGTGCAGGAGAAGACCAGGCCACGGCGCTACTTCTCGCCGCCGGCCTTCTTGGGCTCCGCCACCTTCTTGGCTTCGGCAGCCTTCTTGGCCTCGGCGGCATCGGTATCTTCCGCTGAAACCGCATAGCCCGCATTTATCAGGCGCTGGCCTTCGGCTTCTTCGAACTCGCGAACGTCGTCGCGAACCAGTGTGAAGTCGGGTCCGCCAAGGCCTGTGAGCATTCTGATTTTCATGATTGGCTCCTTTCCTCGAGCGTCGCTCGCACGGCGCTCGAGGAAAGGCCGGACGCCGAAGCGCCCGGCCCGCCTGTTGGGATCAGGCTGCGGCCTGCTGCAAGGCCTTGATGGCAGCTGCATCGGTCAGGTCGCCGTCGAAGCGGATCAGACCAGCGAGGCCCACCTTCGGCCAAAAGCGCTCCCGCACCGTGCCGATCAGCGGGCTGCCGACCTTGCGCACCGTGAACCGGCTGAAGTCGCCGAACAGGATCGACTTTGCCCCAGCGGCGATCGCGGGCACGTCATCGTTCACGCTATAGGGCTTGCCATGGATGAGGTCGGGTGCACCAACGCGCACGTCGCCCATCTGCCACAGGTAGTTGCCCTGGCCGTCCTTGAGCTTGCGGAGCACCGCCAGCGTGGTGTCAGCGAACATGAAGCGGCACTGCGGCGAACGGCGATAGGCCGCATTGACCGAATGCTGCAGGTCGATCACTTCGTCTGCAGCGATCAGAGCCTGCGCTGCCGCGGTCTTGCCTGCCGCCGCAGCGGTCACGATGCCGCGCGCTGCGTTGGCACCGCCCGCACCCACAGTCAGCTCAGCATTCGCCAGGCGCCCGAGCCGTTCGCCGATCTTGCGAGCGATGAACGCTTCGAGGTTGAAGGCGCTGTCCTGCAGGAGCTCGAAGCTGATCTTCAGCCAGGGAGTGGCGCGAGTGAACGCAGCGAGCGAGACCTCGCCGAATTCGAGGTCGCCGCTGCCGTCGTCGGTCAGGTCGGTGCCCTCGGCAAGCGCTTCGCCGGTGTTGCCGGTATCGTCATTGGTCGGCAGGTCGAACGGATTGCCCGAGCTGGTGACCATCTCGTCGGTGATCCCGGGGTCGTACATCGGCCCCCAGTCCTTCATCACCTCGACGATCTTGCTCGCCAGAGTGGTCGGCACGGTATAGCCGCCCGCCGACGGGGTGCCAGCGGTTTGCGTGCGCTGTTCAGACTTGTTCTCGACATAGCCGACGCGCAGCAGGGCGCGCTGCTCATTCGAAAGCGCGGAGTGATCGCCGCCGGCCGCAAGCATGGCGTAGAACGCATCGCGGTATTCCGCATGACGTTCGTCTTCGCTGCGCTCTTCGTCGTCGTTCGGCTGATCGATCGCGGGCGCACTGCCGTCGCGCCCGTTGGGGCGCTGGCGACTGCGGCGCTCTTCTTCGGTGCGCTCCGCTGCGGCCATGCGCTCTTCGCGCTCGATCTTTTTGTCGAGCGCGTCGACCTTCGCCATGATGCCGTCATGCCGTTCTTCGGCGGCCTGGATCTCGGTTTCGCTGGCGTTGTCGGCCAGCCCGTCGAGCACGCTGCGGGCCTCAGCCACCAGCTGTCCCCGCTCCTCGTAATACTGCGTAAGGATCATCTGTCTCTCCTGGACATAAAAAAACCCGCCAGAGGCGGGCGATCGAGGGCGAGAAGCGGGAAGCCTTCGCCACCTCCGGCCTTAGCGACCGGGTACCTGTTCAGAGTCGGCGCTCAGCCTGCTCCTGTTTCATCCTGATGCGAGCTCGTGCCCCACTCCGGTTGTGCTGTCTGCGCTCGGCGCGTGCATGCTCCAGGCTTCGCATCCCGACCTCGGTATCGGGATAGGCCGGGAATGCAGTGTAGGTGATTTCGAACAGCTCGGCTTCGATCACCGTCCGCATCGGCGGGTCCTGCGTCTCGTCCCATTCTTCTTTCAGGGCGCGAAACCGGAAGCTCATGCCTTCGATGTCGCCTCGGTCGATCGAAGTGGCGAGGTCGCGGCCATCCTGCGTATCGGGCAGGTCGTTTTCGAAGCCGAGGCCCTTGTCGTCTTCCGTGACGCGAAGGGTGTCGCGGCTCATCCGCCCCATTGGGCGGCCGTCGTCATGGCTGTGGAGCGCAACGACATCGCGTTCGCCAAGCGACTTGCTGAAGGCGCCCTTGGCAAACCGCTCCTGCCAATATCCGCCGATCGAGGTGACATTGTCGAACAGGCAAGCATAGCCCTTCGTAGTCCGCCCACTTTCGCCATCACCTTCCGCGCGAAGCTCCAGCCCGCCGCAGAAGGAACGCTGCTCGCGCGCGTCACTTGTCTTGATCGTCGCCGGCGTCGCCATCCTCGCCGTTCTCCTTATCATTGCCCGAATCGGACTGTGGTTCATTCTCGTTGAGCGGCGGTCCGCCATTATGGCCTATTCCCGCCTCGGTTAGCGGCACCGTCGCCTGCTGGACGTAAAGGCGGTCGCCTCCCGGTGCCGGCGGCCGGTTCTCCAGAGCGCGCGCCTCGTCAGGCATCAGCTGACCGGTCAGGATCGCACGGGCCAGAGCTTCGATGCGGCTCTTGAAGTCGCCGCGCTGCAGCCCGTCGAGATTGTGCTTCACCCGCCGAGACGGATTGCGCCACCCGTAAAGCTTCAGCGTCAGCTCATCCTCGAAGATCTTCGCCCACTGGCCGATCAGGTGCTTTACGAGCTGTAGATCCTGCTGCTCGGTGTTGGAGAACGTTCCCTTGCTCAGGTCGCCCACGAAGACCGGGGGGAGTTGCCAGATCCTGGCGATCTCCTGAATCTGGAAGAGGCGCGCTTCGACCATCTGGCTCTTGTCGGGTTCGACCCCGACCGGCTTCAACGTGTGGCCGGGTGGCATACCAAAAAACGGAGATTGAGCTTTGCGCGCCATTTCGACAGCGCGATTGATCTGATCCTGAGCCCGTCGGAATGCCTCCTGGCCCTGCGGCAGTGGGCCCTCCAAGGCTAGTGGCGGTACACCGCCGGAGCCGAAGAAGCCTCCCGCGAAGTCGCCCATGGCGATCGCCAGGCTGATCGCCTTGTTACACTTGGCGATTGGGGAGTAGCTGCCCAGCTGGTCCCGCATCAGCATGAAGGGCGTGTCGATCACGTCCGTCGCTGCGTATTCCCGGCCATCGAAGCGGTAAAACTTGCGGCCATTTCGGCGATGGACCGAAGTAAGCGTCGGGTCCATCGGCCAGATCGCGCCCGGCCGACCGTCCCCCAGTCTCTCAATCCAGCTGCAGCCGCGTCCGCCGGTGAATACCTGCTGCCAGTGATAGCGCCTCCAGCTGACGCTCGTCTCTTCTTCGTTTGGTGCAAAGCTGAGCAGGCTGGCCGCATCGTCTTCTACCTTGGCGCCATTGTCACCAGCCTTGAAGGTGGGCAGCGGCAGCGCCGCCATTGTCCGCGAAAGAAATGCAACCACGCACATCACTGCTGGCACCTGCAGGGCTGCGTCGATCGAGACGACCGGCAGGGCATTGTTGCGATCCGCAATTCCGAGGAGTTGCAAGAGTGCTTCGGGGTTGTCCGAAAGCTTGTACTTCGGGTCTTCGAGCGAACGCTTCTCAGCGAGGATCCGCGCCGCCGATTGGCTTACGTAATCGTCGGGACTCACGCTACGTCGGCTCCATTGAGCGAGTACTCGGGATCATCCCAAGGCGAGGTCTGCATTTCTTCCTCCTCACCTGCCATCGCGACGCCGATCGCCATCATTAGCGCGACCGGATTGTCGATCTTCGCTTCCGCGCGCGGCTTGTTCGGAAAGACGTTGTCTTTCTTGTCGAGCTGGCCGGTGACGTTGTTGATCTGCCATTCCATCACAGGGCAGCCGCCGTGAACGATCTGCTGCTCGCGCATCAACGCATCGAGCTCTTTCATCGGTGCGGAGAAATTCTGCACCGTCATCCGATACTCGACCATCGGCAGGCCTTCGGACTGCATACGCTGGATCATCTGCGCCGCCTGCCATGGATCCATTGCGACAGCTTCGATATCGAACCGCGACGCCGCGTCGCGCAAAGCATCTTCGATTTCCTCGAAGTCGGTGACGTTGCCCTCGGTTACATCGAGGAGGTCTGCCGAATCCCAGCCTTGATAGGCCGGAACGTCCTCGATCCGGTCACTCGGCAGGAAGTACCGCCCGATCCGGATGTAGGGATCGTCGGGCGTCGGCTTCCCACCGATCGGCAGGAACAGGTACTCCAGGGCTGCAATGTCGATCTTCGTTGCGAGGTCGCCGGCGATGATACAGCGCCGCCCCTGCAGGTCGGCGTCGGTCAGCGCCTCGCTGGAGCGTTGGGCGATCGTGTCGCGCGTACACTTGCGCCAGTGTTCGACATCGAACCAGGCAGCCTTCGCGGCGACCCAGAGATTGAGGTGCTTCGTTTTGTAGATCGCAGCCTTGCGCGGGCTGCGGATGGCATCGCGCAGTCGAGACTGCAGGTATTCTTCGCCAACCGAAACGCCGTAATTCGGATTGGCCTTTCGCAGCGTGTTCTCGCTGCGCCAGTCATCTTCTTCGTCGGCCGCGTATTCGACGAACAGCATGTCGTCGTCGAGCGGTGGCCCGCCATTGTGGCCAATCCCCGCCAGGCGCTCCCGGCATTCGAGGATCTCTGCGTAACATGGCCCGTCAAGCTTGTAGCCGGCCGTGGTGACGATGACCTGCAGGGGCTGGTCTCGCGCGCCCATGCCGGTGAGCATGGTGTCGACCTGCCGATCGTCATCATGTTCGTGATACTCGTCGGTGATCGCGCAGCTCGGCGACTGCCCGTCGCCTGGGTCGCCCGTGATCATTTCGAACTTGGACGCGTCCGCAGGCTTGATCAGAGCCTTGGCGAGAACCTCGATCCCGAACGCGCTGGTGAGCTGGGGTGTCCGCAGCGCCATCAGCCGTGCGGGTGTGAAGACCTCCTTCGCTTGCTTCTCAGTCGTTGCGCCTGAGTAGACCTCGGCACCCGCCTCGCCATCGAGGCACAGCATGTAGAGCCCGATGCCCGCAGCGAGGGCTGACTTGCCGTTCTTGCGCGGCACCACCAGCAGCAGCCGGCGGAACCGCCGAAGCTTGGTGCCCTTGTGCAGCCAGCCGAACGTGAGCGCGAGTATCCAGATTTGCCAGGGTTCGAGCACCAGGCGCGCCCGCTGGCTCGCCCACTTGCCCTTGGTGTGTGGCAGGCATTCAACGAAGGCACAGACCTTGGCAGCTTTCTTGGGGTCGAATGTGTAGGGAAAATCCTTGCGTCGATGACGCGTCAGCTCATGGAGAAACCGTTCGCACTGCAGCCGGATCGACTTGCCAGCCGGTTGCTTTCCCGAAACGACATCGCGTGCATATTGCTTCGCGATCGCCGCATAGTCCCGTGTCTCCACATACAGTCCTCAGAGCTCGGCGAGGATCGCGAAAGGGTTCTCTTCCGGCTTCTGCCCTTCTCCGAGCCGCAAGGCCGTCGCCGGCGTGATCATCAACTCGCCAAGCAGCGAATGAGCGTGACGCATCGCATCGGAGAGCATTTGCACCTCCGGCCGCTTGCGGATCATGAACCCGTGCTGCGTCTTCGCCTCGTAGGTGTCGCCCTCACATTCCAACACCGCCTGCCAGCGCTGGATCTGTTCGAGCCGCTGGGCGAGCAGCGCAACCACGTCCGTGTAATGCGGTGACGCTCTTCCCTGCTGCTCGAGGATCTGTGCGATCGATCCGAACAGCAGCTGGCCAAGGTCAGAAGAGAGGTAGGAAGGTGCAACCATCGCTCCGGGCACCATCGGCGCCGGCGCTTCGCCGTCCCGATCTTTCCGATCCGTCCCTCGCAGCCTCTTTGCCGCCGGATCGTCTCGCTTGCGACCCGCACCAGGGCGCCTGCCGCCGCTACCCATCAAGCCTCCCCGGCCGTTCAATGCCAGCAACTTTTATAGTTTTGAATTCGCCCGCGTAAAAATTTCGGGAGACCGGCGGTGTCCGCTGGAAATCCCGAAAGGGATCGACCCTCCCCCCCCTATTGGAGCGGCCAATCATTCCTCAAACGAGCGAGGCGGCGCTCGATCTCAAGGTCACTAGGCTTGCCTTCGACCCGCTCAGCCAGCGACTTTGCGTCGTGACACGGCACACAGGTGCCTTGCTTGTTCCATCGCTCGTCGCACCTCGACCATTCGAGCGGCACGATGTGATCGACGATCGTCGCGCGGACATGCCTTCCCTCTGCCAGGCACGGCCTGCAGAACGGCTCTTCGGCCAGCACGGCCGCTCGATCGCGCTGTCCTGCGCGTCCCCGTTTGCGAGGATCCTTCCAGTTGTCAGGCCGTTGCCACGGCTCGCGAGGCTTCCAGCCCACCGGCCGGAAGAGTGGCGCGCGCTTTGGCAAGCCTCAGCCGCGCGTCTGGCCCTGCTCGGCGCGCTTGATGAAGAACTGGTCGAGACCGGGCACGATCGCGAAGCCAAGCTCCTTCAGCTCGGTTGCACGCTTGCCGGTCATCGCCTTCAGCACCGCAGGCTTGTCGAGCGACACGGTCTTGCGCAACAGCTCGCTCGCCCAACGGCGCTTGGCCAGCTGCTCGATGACATCGGCGGACTTGCCGGCGACGCTCAGCGTCGCTTTGCCCGCGCGCTCGCCAAGGATGCACCCGCCGAGCTCGATCGACTTGGACTTTGGCTTGGCGCCCAGCGCCTGCTCGCGTCCGCCCTTGCCCCACCAGGTGGAGACCTTGGTGGCGATGAGATCGCGCTCCTCGATCAGCGGCGCGTTCTCTTCATCCGCACGTGCGTTCGCCTTGGCGATCTCGTCGTTGCGGACTGCTTCGACGACGCCGATCGCGCCCTCGATCTCGGCAAAGCGCTCGGCCAGCTTCGTCGCAGCATCAATGGTGCGCGGTTCACGGATAGTGCTCATTCGGCCTCCAGCAGCAGCAGTTCGGCGTGTACGATCAGCGACGTGGTGCTCGCCACGCGCTCGACGGCCTTGATCGCCGCGTCGGCGACCAGCTGGCCGGGGATTGAAAACTCGTGGTCTTCGAGCCGGGCGATCAACTCCTCGCCTGCCTCGACGGCCGTGGCGCCTTCGAAGTCAATCACCAGCTTGTGACGGGTGCCGCTGAAGGTGATGCTCGCCCAGCTGCGCGCCCTGTGCTCGACGACTTCGCCGTGCCCGTCTGCCAGTGCCATCACCGCCTCGACCAGGCGATCGCGCCGGGTCATCGTTCTCGCGGTCACCGCGTCAAAACTGCCGCGGTGCATGGCGCTCTTGGCGTTCGGAGACCAGGAGCAGCTCGGCCTTCGCCTGCCGACCGGCCATCAGCTCCCTATGGACCTGCGCCAGCCAGGCGCGTTCGACGACGACGTCGTCCAGCTTCTCGCTGAAAGCTTGCTGGGCCAGCTTGTCGAGATCGATCATCGCTCGCCTCGGAAGGCGCGGCGGATGCCAGCGCCGATCGCGTTACCGCGTTCCTCGAGCTGGTCGAAATGTGTCGAATTGCGAATCCCGCAGGTCACTTCGCCGAGCAGCTCGTCTAGCTGCCCCTGCGCTTCCGCCAGCTGCTGCTCGAGGCTCGGCTTCCCCGCCTTCCTTGGGGGGCAGCGATCGTGCAACGGCATCGGCGGCTCTCCCTTGCGAGAACCAAAAAGACCCGCTCACACGCCTGTGGCGGCGTATGAACGGGCCTTCTCGGGGGGGCCAAACTTGGGTTCGGGTCACGAAGTGCCAACGCCTCTGAGGGCGGGAGACGCAATTCGCGCGGGGTCGATTTGCGCGCTCAGCGTATCGAATGCGAGGGTCCAATCTGTGACCGGCAAGAATTTGCCGATTTCATCAAGCGAGCCCCGCCTGCGCCGCCAGTAGATCCGCTTCGGTAATCCGCTCGCGCGCTTCTCGGCTATGCTCCGGCCACCTGCCAAGGGCGTCGAGCAGCAGTTTCTTCGCCCGCACCGGGCCGACATGGAAGCGCGCGGCCGCCGTCCGCCAGCTCTCGTCTTCGACGATCATCGCAAGCACTAGTGCGGGCTCGGGCAGTTCGCTGCGCCAGGCCGAATAGGCGACTTCGCCGCGCACAGCGCCCAGCGATTCGAAGAAAGCGCCATTGCCGCTGCGGCTCTGGTCGACGCGCGTTTCCAGGCTGAAGGTGCCGATCGTAACGTCGCGCGCAATCCGATCGGCCACCTGCCGGATCTCTTGGCTCCATGCCAGCTCGTCGGCTGACAGATGGCCTAGCGCGAACAGGCGGGCCAGCGCGCCCTGCTTAACAGCCTTCGCTTTCTGAGCTGTTTCGGGGGTGCCATCGTCGCGATAGGGATCGCGGCTCTCCTCGGCTCTGCGCCGTGCGCGCCGATCCTTGCGGAAGCCGCTTTCTTCGGCCGCACGCTCGGGATGGCGCTGGCGAAAGTCGTCGTCGAGTTTATGGCGATGCCTCGCCCGATCGGCTTCCCGTTTCGCCGCCGCCCTTCTCGCCTGACCCATTGATTTCGCACTCCTCGTCGTCGAGGTCGGGATAGCGCAGCGCCGCAGGTGGAAGCAGGGGCGGATCTGTGACCGGTGCGGCGATCGTGCGCGCGGCCTCGTCGACCCGGAAACCGAGCCCGCGCAGCGCGCGGAGCGCCCGGTCACGCTCGGTGGGGAGCGCTAGGCTGCGCGGAGTATCCCCCTGCAGGAGCAGCTGGTCACGCACGAGCGACTTCACCGCACGCTTGACCTGCGTCCGGCTGCAATCGAGCCCTGCGCCAATCTCGCCATAGCTGGGCGAAGCGCCGTTCCGCTCGAGGTAGTTGCGCACGAAATCGAGCACGAGCAGCCTGAAGCTGGCCATCGCCGGCGTCAGCCTGCGCCGCTGCTGCTCTTCCGCTCGCGCTGTGGGTGTAGGGGGCTCGTACCCCATCCGCGCCTCCGTCCTCGCTGGAACATATAGCGAAAACGGCGCTGCAGGAAAGGTTTGGGCCTATGAGTGAGCCGGAGACACCCTCCGCCTCGATCGCGCAAGGCGGCGATATTGCGCGATCTAAACTCGGTCGATTTAGCCGATACCCCCGAATTGCCGAGCGATACCCCCGCTCTACCGTTTCAGGCGCTGGCGGAGGTACGTCTCGAACTCGCGCAAGGCCGCGTCTTTCTTTGCCTCCTCCCCGGGCCAAATTCCATCAGCGGCATTGGCACGAACATAGGCAACGGCTTCGGCAACATCGAAGCCTGGCTGTCGGATAAGCTCGTCAACCGCATCCTTGCGACGATCGAGATCGAACTTGTGCCCTGTGTACCAGGTGGGCACGCGGCACCAGTCATCGAGCGGAGTGTAATCGAACATCGAAATTTCCTTTTTCCTCAGCTCATTTGCAAGAACTGCTAGTCGGCAGCGTATGCCTTCAGCTGTTGGATAAAGAGCTCGCGCACTGTCTCGTCGCAAAAGTCCTTCGGGTCGATCTGGCGCTCATATACTGCAGCCTGGCCGCTGGCCTTCACATAAGCGAGAACATGGTCTTCGCGGAACTCAAGGAAGGCGATAGGCCAATCTCCGTCCGATTTCCCCTCGTCGAACAGCATCATCATGTATGTTGAAGCCCCGGCGATGCCGCCGGCACCGGGCATCACGTCGGGATTGTCGATCCGAAGATTGTTCTTCGAAATTCGGCCATTCATTTGATAAATGACGTTCTCTACGAGCTGCCGCGCGCCTTGGGAAACGCCGTACATCTGCTCGCGAGCCCTGTCCTTATCGCTCATGGCCGCTAAGCGCGACGCCTCCGCTTCCTCGTCACGCCGTTTCCGTTCTTCGATTTGCTCAAGAACCTCATCGATCTCGTCAGCCATTAACTTCTCCCCTCACGGCCATCTTACCGCATATCCGTGCGCCAGCATCGTTTCACCCAGATCGCGCCCACCGGCGCTGCATCGCGCAACTGGTCGGCCATATCGATCGCGGTTCTGGAAACCAGCGATGCGCGGGTCGGCGTCGACCAGCGTGCAAGTGACCTCTTGTCCCTCGATCAGCGCGGCAAGCTCCTCTGTTGCCTTCTCGTAACCCGGCTCGCCCCGTTCGGGCGTGTCGATACGTGCCAGGCGGACGCGACCATTCGCCTCGGTCAGGTTCTTGCACCGCAGCGTGTCGCCATCCACCGCGACCGCCAACAGACAGGCGAAAACGAAGGTCATTGAAGCGCGGCCGTATTCATTGCGCTGCGCGAGGCGGTGCACGAAAGGACGGCACCTTTCACTCGTCCCAACGACCGATCGACGTCTGAATTGCGAGAAGGCGACAACCCGTACTCGGCCACCTCCCTGATCGCTTTCGCAAAAACCGCGATGTTATCCAGCGCCCCCTCACAAGCATCCCGCATCGCTTTAGCGCGGTGTTCCTGATCGTCGTTGAGGCCTCGCGGAATGGCGATTGCCCTAAGATCGCTCGACCGCTCGAGGCAAACGAAACGAACCTGATCGGCCAGTTGGTACAGATCCGTTCGTGCATCCATCGAGCCGCTGAAACTGCTCATTTGGTCGACGAGACCGGCATACCCTCGCTCGCACGGCTCCATCGCCGCGTCGGCCTGGTTCAAGTAGGAGGCCAGCTCAGCGCGTCCCCGATCCGCCTCTGCTTGCTTTTCCGCCGCGCGCTCGGCGGCCGCTTCGGCGATCCACCGATCGTATCCTTCGCGATCAATCACCGCCCACGCCGTCTGGAAGAGCACCAAAGCGCCGAGAATTGCGGCAGGAGCGACTACCCAGGGACTCTTCCACCAAGGCCGCTCGTTTTGAGGCGATCCCGCCGCTGGGTCGGTGAACGTCGATGCTCGGTCATCCTCGGCGAATTCCCATCCTTCGTCGCCTATTCTGCGTGCCTCGACGGCAGCGATGAGATTCTTGGCCTTTCCCAAATCTGCACTCCGGAATGCGAACCCGGTCCGCCCCTGCGCATCGAGCAGCCGGAAGTCGTCGAAGCCCTTCTCGAACCGTATCTCGAAAATGCCACCGCCGATAAGCGGTGCTTTCTCCACCAGCTTTGTCGAAGTGACCTTGTCGATCGGCGCTTGTAAACGACGCGCTTCAGAGATCAGGCTGCGGGGGTTGTGAACCCGGATCATCTCGCCATCGAAGGCGACCTTTGCCCCACCCCGAACCGGCACGACGATAGGCGGATCGATGCGACCAGTTTTTCCTTGCACCTGCCCCTCCCCGAAGGCTGTGATCTAAAGCTTACTCACCTTCGCGACGACGCGACCTATCAGGAAAAGCTCGTCGTCGACCGCCCGGTCCTCGGGCACATTCGGATTGTCCGACAGGATTGCGATCGAGCCGTCCGGCCGCGGCCGGAGACGCTTGATCATGCCCACACCGCCGAAGCTGAAGGCCCAGATCTGATCCGCCAACCGAAGAGAATTGTCGCTCTGGTCGATCAGCATCAGGTCGTTCGGCGTGATTGTAGGTGCCATGCTGTCCCCCATCCCCTCGGCAAAGACGAGCTGATCGGCGCGGGCACGCGTGTAGCGACGTATCAACGCGAGCGGGAACGGTTCGGTACGAACTTGAACTGGCTCCTCGTCGAGGAATGTGCCGCCCATCCCGTACTGCAGATCGATCCAAGGCACCTCGATGACGTTGTCATTCGCGGTTTGTGCTGGTGGGCTCCAATCGTCCGGATCGTCGGTCTCTCCCAACAGGTACGACAGCGGAACACCCAAGCGACTTGCTATGACTGGCAAGAACCGAGAGTTCTGCGTGTGTCCTTTCACGATCTGGTTGATCGCAGCTGAGCTGCAGTTGACGCGCCTTGCGAGCTCGCTCTGGTCCAACCCTAAAGCCGCCATCCTTTCAGAGACACGTTCAGAGGTTACATTTTGGGCCATGGGGGTGAGCTTATCCAATCGCCTTTAAGCTAGCTTTGAAATTTTGCTTTGACAGAGCTTAAAGATAGCTTTAGGCAAGCTTTCATGGATGCCGAATCGATCCCCAGCGCAGTCGACGCCTTCAAGCGTGCCCACACCCAAGCAGGAGGGCATTCGGCCCTTGGCCGTATCTGCGGCTGCTCTCCGGCGAACATTTTTCAGCTCCTTGAACGCGGATCACCGCTGCCTGGACGCTTCGTCCTGAAGGTCGAAGCCGCCACCGGCGTTTCCCGCCACGATCTCCGCCCTGATCTCTACCCACGTGAAAACACGCAGGGCGAGACTGGCTCGAAGGATCCCACCGAAGGGCTCGCGGCATGATCGGCTCTCTCATCGCCTGTAATCATGCCGAAGCATGCAATCCCCGTCTGCTGGGATCGGTCGGCAATTCTGCAGCAACCATCCCGGGGCGTCACGGTCCCCCGTCCTCCGCTTCTCGCGATCCCTCCGGGCTTCTGGCTGAGCCCGGCGCGCCAGCGGCAGGCAAATGCGCGCACGCCCGTTCCCCCGACGCGCAGGCCGACCCTCTTTGCAGCGGAGCGCACCAGTGAAGCTCCGCGCGCCACTCTCCACCGACCAGGCGCTCGCCCGTGTCATCGGTCAGCTGCCCCGCGGCTACAAGGATGCCGAACAGGCGACCCAGCGCAGCGAAAGCTATCTGCGTGCGTGTGGCGACCCCGACCGGCGCGAGCGCCTTTCGTTCGATGACGCGATCGCCCTCGATATCGCCTTCCAGGAGGCTGGCGGCGAAGGCGCGCCACTTGCCGAACATTACCTTTTGCGCGTCGAAATGGGCTCGCAGGCCCGCCTCGCCCAGCGCTTTGGACTGTTCGATCAAACCGAACAGGTGATCCGCGAAGGCGGTGAAGCTGCCGCGGCGCTTGTCCGCCTCTGCCAGCCCGGTGCCGGCCTGCGCGAACAGCGCGAGGCCCTGCGCGAACTGGTCGAAGCGGTCGAGGTGATGAAGCCGCTTATCGTGGCGCTGGAACGGGACGATCCGGGCCAGCTTATCGAACAGAACGACGCCCGCGCTCCACCCTGATCCTTCGCTGACGCCTCTCTGAATTCACGCCCCTTCCTGCCCGCCCCGCTTCGGAGCGCGCCCAAGCTTTGTCTGGAGAAATCCATGTCTATACCAGTCCCCCGTCGCCGCCAGGATGGCCCGGGCGCCTATATGCGGGCGCGCCGTCTTGCTGCCGGCAAGACGATCGCGCAGTGCGGCGAAGAGATCGCCGCGTTGGGCCACGGCCCGATGGCCGCACACGATATCGCCGCGCTCGAGCAGGATCGCCCGGGCGATTACGCGCAGCTGATCGACGCTCTGCACAGCCACAAGGTGTTCGCGTTCGATCGCGCGGTCGTGCTGGGTCTGATGGCACAGACCGCAGATCCCGTGTTCGACGAAATGCCCCCGAAAGCCGCGGCATGATCCGTCTCGTAGGATCTCGCCACTGCGGCGCCTGCAATCGGCCAGGTGCTGTCAGCAACACATTCACCAACGGCATCGGTTGGCGCGAGCTATGCGACCGATGCGGCGACGCCCCAGTGTTGCTTCCGTGCATGCGCTTCACGCCCGCGCCGCCCGCGCTCTCGGCGGTCGTCCAATGATCGGCCGCCTCCTCAACCTCGCCGAAGACGTCATCGCCTTCTTGGGCAGCTTCGTGGGCGTCTTCCTCATCCTCCACCTGGTCGAACGGCTCGCCCACGGCCTCGCGATGAAAGGATTTCTCTGATGGCTGTCACCCGTCGGGAGCAACAAATGCTCGATCTGCACGATCAGGGCCTGAGCCACGTCGAGATCGCCGCGCGCATGGGGATCCAGACCGGATCGGTCACGCGCACACTAGCTAAGCTTAGCTGCGACTTCGCCGCCGATCGCAGGCATCAGGCAGCAATGCGTGATGGCTCGCGCCAACTCGCCTCGGCGATCGCCGAGCTGGAAGGGTACGTCTGATGCAGCTCACCCAATTTTCGAGAGTGGAGTGGCCGCGCGCAGCGATCCGACAGGGTCTTCTCGATAGCAGCGTGCCGGCCACTAATGTCGACGAGATCACCGATCTCGCGATCCAGGCCACCAATCAGGCGAGCGCCGCTGCGTTCCGCACGCTCGATGCGGCGTCCGACTTACGCAACCAGCTTTGCGCGTTTGGCGTCGCCTTCTCACTCCTGCGCAATTTCGCCGACCGGATGATCGAAGTGCAGGCCGACCTTGGGGAGGCGATGGGGTCTCCGGCAAAAACCGTGGAGATTAAGGAAAATGGCTGAAGCAACCGACGATCGCCTGCGCCTGCTGATTGAGCGCGTCGAACGCCTCGAGGAAGAAAAGAAGGGCATCGGCGACGATATCCGCGACGTCTACGCAGAGGCCAAGGCGGTCGGCTACGATCCCAAGATGATGCGGGAAATCATCCGCTTGCGGAAGATGAAGCCCGACGATCGCGCCCAAATGGAGATGATTCTCGATACCTACAAAGCCGCGCTGGGGCTCGGCTGATGATCCGCCTCGGCTCCCTCTTCCGCAAGCGCCGCGCGCCCGACCCGGATCAATGGCAGCCGGGCGACCAGGCCGAGTGCATTACCCACGGCAAGTGGTGGCACGTCGACGGTGAGCCTTCTTCCGGACCGCGCCACGGCTCCCTGATCACCGTCGAACAGGTGCGCGACCTCGTGCACCCGCTGGAGAATGAGGTCTGCACCTTCCTTCAATTCACCTCATTCGGGTCGAACGTCTACCCCGCCAGCTGCTTCCGCAAAGTCCGCCCCCACGCCGACGAGGCAACCGCCGCCGAGCCCGAATTCGCCGCCCTGATCCGAAAGCAGCCTGCGCCTGCACCCCGCCAGCCCGAGGAAGTCGGCTGATGGCTTGCGAGCACGTCTCCCTTCCAGGCGGTGGCACCGCGATCGTCTGCGGCCGCTCGAAGCGCCAGCGCTGCGCCTGCGGCGCTCCTGCCACGCGCCTGTGCGACTGGAAGGTGCCGGGCAAGCGCTCCGGCACCTGCGACAAGCCCTTCTGCGCCAGCTGCTCGCACAGCCCCGCGCCCGAGAAGGATCTCTGCCCCGACCACGCGCGAGACTGCGCGCAATGGGAACGCGAGCGGAGGGCTGTTTCGTGATCTGGCTTCGCCCCCTTCGATTTCTGCCGCGAGGCAACGCCGCTACATCCAACATCCAGCCCATGGATCGGCGCGAGGAGCGCAACCTCGCCGAGCTGCGCGCCCGGCGTGCCGCGACGCAAGCCCCGGACTTCGATCATCGCAAGGCCGTGCGCGCGCTAGAGAACAGCCTTCTCGCCTTTCACAAGCAACCGCCCCTGAACGACGCCCAGCGCGCTGCAATGCTCGCACTGGGCGAGATCTATTCGACCGGGCTCACGGGCCCCGCGCAGGACGATCGGATTGCCCTCGTCCTGTGGTGGTGCGCGCTGATCGAAGCGGAGCGACGCCGGTGAGCGGGGGGGGCGATGCTGGCCTTGATGCCTTTGCCGAGCTGCTCGAGCAGGATCTCCCGCTCGGCATCATCGGCCGACGCCTCGGCTACGCGCGCCCGGTCGATCAGGCCCGGGCGCAGCTCCAGCGGCTGCGGCGTCAACTGGGATGGCAGGCGAGATGAACATTAGCGACGAGGTTCGCCTGCTTCCCATCCCCTTCAACCCGCAGCGGTCGCTCGACATCCGCACGCCCCGCAAGGCCCAGCCAAGAAAGGCTCCGTCATGACCGAACAGCAGACCTTCACCATCGACCAGCTGGCGGTTTCCCCGCTCAACGTCCGCTTCAACGAAGAGGATTGCAAAGCGGTCGATGCGCTCGCCGCCTCGATCGTCGAGGAGGGGCTGATCCACGGCCTCACGCTGCACACGATCGAGGGCGAACCGGAATGGGCCCGGCTTGCTGATGGCACCTGGGCCTCTTTCGGGGTCTACGCCGGCGGGCGCCGTAGCCGGGCTATCCGCAAGGCGGTCGACGACGGTCGCCTTGCCCGCGACTATCCGATCGCTGGCAAGGTCAGGGATCTGCCCGAAGCCGAAATCATACTGCTATCGCTTGAGGAGAACCTGCACCGCCGCGAGCTGCGCGGCTACGAAGTTCACCGGGCGATCGCGCGCGCTGCCCAGTGCGGCCTCTCACCCGAGCAGATCTCCGCCAAGTCCGGCCAGGCGATCGACTGGGTCCGCCGCCAGTTGCGCCTGGGCGAACTCGCGCCCGAGATCTTCCAGGCGTACGTCTGCGGTTCGATCGACGTCGAGCAGGCGCAGGCCTTCGGTGCGACAGACGACCACGATTTGCAGCGCGCGGCCTTCGATCACCTGCTGCAGCTGCCCACCTATCACCGGTCCCCCAGTGCGGTCCGGACGTTTATGAAGGTTGGCGACGCAGAGCTTAAACGGCTGCTGCTGTTCGTGGGCGAGACTGTCTATCGCGGGCGCGGGGGCAGGTTCGAACTCGATCTGTTCGCGGCCGAGGAAAGCGATCGCGGTCGCATCGTCGACGAGTCTCTGCTGCGCGAACTGGCCGAGGAACGGATGGCCGGCCTGCGCGACCAGGTGCGCGCCTTGGTCGGCGAACGCGATCTGCGCTTCCAGCCCGCCCCGCCCACCTATTCGGGCTACACCGATCAATCGCTTCGGATCGATTGCTTCGATGGCGCAAAGCCGCCTTCGCGCTCGCCCGTCGCAAGGCACCCAGTCGAGAGCGTGGTCGCGGTGATCGAGATCGAGCGCGAGGGTGAGTGGGCCTGCAGCTTCTGGTGGGCGAGCCGCGCAGCCAAGGGTGCAGCCGATAAGAAATCCGCGCCAAAAGGCACCTCGCCTGCGCGTAGCGCAGATTTCGCGCCCAGCGGCGGCGAGGCGCTTCACCGCGGCGATACGATCTACGGCGACAAGGCGCACGAGATCGTTCGCGACGAACACGGGCTGACGAAGGACGGCCTGCAGGTAATGCGCAGCTTGCGCACCGGCCTGCTGCGCGGCCTGTTGCTGCTCTCGGCCAAACGGGGCGAGAGCGTGGCGCGCGACTATCTCACCTGGGCGCAGCTGCGCGAAGCGCTCGGCAAGCAAGGCGCGGACAGCGAGGAAAAGCTCGGCGCACGCGGCCTTTCGCGGGAGGAATACGCCGCCTGCCATGGTGCCGAGCCACGCGAGCTGGTGAAGCCCTACCTCGCCGAGCAGAACGCAGGTGAATTGTGGGCCGACGCGATCGAGCAGGTGAAGCGCTGCCAGTGGATCACGCTGGAAGACCACGTCAACGCCTTCCGCGCTTACCTCGATGCGCCGGAGAGTGAGAAACGCACCGCCGAAGCGGTGTTGGCAGGCCTCGCACTGGTCCGCAGCGCCAACAGCCCGGGCTGGCAGGTCGCGGTGCACGACGCACTCGCGATCGAACTGGACGGCAGCGACGACGTTCTGCGGCTGCTCTTCAAGCCCACCCCAGGCTTCGCAGGTCAATTCACCAAGATGAAGCGGCTCGAAATCGCGCAGCCCTTCGTCGGCCGCGAACAGTTCAAAGGGTGGAAGAAGCTAAAGGACAAGGATTTGTCGAACGCTGTCGCCGGCGTCCTGCAGAAAGCCGACGGCGCGTGCAATTGGATCCACCCGCTGCTGACTTTCGGTCTAACCGCTCCGGACGATTCGACGAAAGCCACCCGATCGAAGGCCAAGCCCAGACCGAGCAAGAAGACTGCCGAACGCCAACCGGAGCTGGCGGAATGAGGTTTCGGAGTAAGCAGCATTACCTGCGCAATCGCCTTGGCTCGCTCGATGGCATCCGACGTAAGCAGGAAGCGGAGCGCGCTCGTCCTGCAAAGATCGGACCCCGTCTCGCCAAACCCTCGACCGGCGACGACGACCCGCGCCCAGTAGCGCTCAGCCGCGAGCCCTGCCCCCGCTGCCAGACCCGCGGCGATCTCGGCTGCGCGCACCAGCAACCCTTTCAGCCTTTGATCGGAGCCCCTGCATGACCGCGCCGCAGATCTCATATGCCTATCCCGTCGACTGGCCGATCGGCCGCAAGAAGGAAGGCGGCCACAAGCAGGCCCTGTGGAAGAGCGGCGGGAGCCGCCTCAACTTCGACCAGGCGGTCGGTCGCCTGCGCGAGCAGGTCAATGCGATCACAAAGCCGGGCGAAAACTGGCGCGCGCGCGAGTTGACGCTCTCCACCAATTTCGAGCTGCGTTCCGACGGCCGACCTCGCCGCGATCGTCGGCGGCCGCTCGACCAGGCGGTCGCGTTCTTTTTCGAGCTCGACGGAGAGCCACACGCACTTGCCTGCGATCGCTTCGACAGGATCGAGGACAACATCGCCGCGATCGCCGCGCATATCGAGGCGCTGCGCGGGCAAGAGCGCTGGGGCGTCGCCGACATGAAGCAGGCGTTCGCCGGCCACGTCGCGCTGCCTGCTCCCGAGCAGTGGTGGCAGGTGCTCGGCGTGGTGCCGAATGCCTCTCCAGATGAGATCGATCGCGCCTGGCGCGACAAGGCAAAGGACGCCCACCCCGATCGGGAGGGCGGCAGCGACGCCGCGATGGCCCGCCTCAATCGTGCACGCGAGGAGGGAAAGCGGCGATGA